GATTTTAGAGATCTTCATTTCTTTTCCTTACATTTATCAAAGTGCCATCGTTTCATATTTGCTGGGCTATTTGATGTTTTGCCACAATGAGGGCAAGTTGATTTTGGTTGTTCTTTACAAGCTATTACAAAAGGATTCTTCCATATGTTAGGATCGAATCTGTATAATTCAGATCGATCGACCCTAACAGATTCACCGGTCTCAACGTTCTTCAGGGAAACTTTACCCTTTCCAGATTCGCCTATCTTACGACGGTGTTCTTCTGACTTGACAACCCCAGTTCTTGTCTCAGACATTTTACGCAGATACTTCAAATGCGTCTGTACCAACAACCAAGTTTTTCGCTTCTACCCAATCACCATTTACTAAGAATGGGTGATTCTCTGAACACGTGATTTTGAGTCCGTCTTCAAACTCAATCTCGAAGCACTCGGGTTCGCCGTTCTCGAGTGTATCTGGGTTCCAAGTATGAGTTACTTCTTTTTCCCCAGACATTGTAATGACCGTGTCTCCAACCACAAACTGTTCGATAGCTTTGAGGCCATTAGGTGTTTGAAGAAGTGTCCCTTCAACTAAACAACCGCCACTCATGATTGCACGTGAATATGTTTCTTGTGACATGTAGATGTGATTCACAGCAACACAAGGTATATCTTTCGTTGTCAGATGTGGTGTGATAATACGGAATAGTGATTTTAATGTCTTTGCACGGGACATGTCTGCCACAGATTTGCCCTCTAGAGCATCTTCGGATTCCTTTTTCGATGCTAGGTTACCCACCGAGTCAATAAAAATGATAACCTTATCACCACGTTTAATCTCATCTAATCTTCTGGAGATATCAAACTTTAATTGTTCAATGTGCTCAATTGGAATATGGATAACCCGATTAGTATCAATGCCATTGGATTCAATATACTCTGGGGTAACACCAAACTCCGAATCATAAAACAGACAAACCGCATCTTTATATTTTTTCATATAAGACTGGACCAATACTAATCCAGCCAATGATTTATAGTGTTTAGACATACCAGCTAAAATTGTTAACCCAGATGTTAAACCACCATCTACTTTACCAGATAGAGCAATATTGAGAATTGGATATGGGGTTTGTACCTGATCCTTCTCAGTAAAGAATTCTGATTTTGATAGCACAGACGACATTTTAATTGTGCCGGCACTCTTCATTCGATCTAATAGTGAACTCATTTATTTTCCTTCGTGTGATTGTAGTTTTGATTGAATGGACTACATTTAACCATTATCCGAAGAAACTGTCTAGTGAGGATTTCTCCTCTGAATGCCACCCAATTGGAGCTAGCATAATATCTAGACCAGAGACAAAACTTTTCTCGAATTGTACATTATAATCCACGTAACTCTGGAGATTAAATTCCGGTGGTAGATGACTGTCCGCGGGAATAGCCAGGACATTTTCCTTGAACGGATTGGGCATCTTGAGGTAAAAGAACTTGATCTTTGACCCCTCGCGGATTAGTGGATACTTACCCGTTAGTTTATTAACCTTGATGTAATGATTGTACATCAGGACCCCACGGACCTGAATTGGACAACCCTTCTTGTAGATAGTAGTCGAATCTGAGTATTCCTTTAGGTTATTCGCACCACGCGGAAAGGCTATAGCATCGACGGGCAACCCCATGAACTCATCCCGAACCGACTTGATGTATCCCTGTACGGTTTTCTCATCTGTGTTGAAAATAAGTCCTAGGGATTCTTTTAACTTAGCACGAATGAATGCTGGTGTTGAACTGCGAACCAACTCCAACCCAACTGTCTTGATCTTTGGTTTAACATAGGTTACACCCTCGGAACTATGAACACGCATAGCATACTTTTTGCGTGCCAAGAATAATGATTTATCCGCCACAGCCTCGAGCTTGAAACTGATCTTGTTATCGAAAAAGTTTAACTGATCTGAGATGCAATTGCAGATATTATTGATTTCTTCCTGTAGAATGTCAACCGCGATTTTCTCCAGTGATTTGACAATAATCGATTCGGGTTTACCAGATAGGAATTTAGTGGCAACTGGATCAAGGCAGAAATAACAAGAATCCGTATCCCCAGCAATCATGTACTTAACATCTGTAGTCTTGAACCGTTTATTGAGTGCTATGTCAATATCACGTTCAATGGACCGTAGAATATACTGACCAGTCAATGTAATTGATTCGGCTACATCGGGATTGAAGAATCGGAATCCTTCTTGGGCATATGCCCCGAAAAGTGAATTCTGCAGAATTTTGATAGCCATCTGTTTTGCATTGAGTGATGCAATCTTTGACTGCAAAACCGGATTCTTGGTCTGTTCATACTCCGCAGTAGCCTGCAGCATCTTATTCTTTGTACTTTTCCGCTCAGACATCAGGTCAGCGATGATCTTACCCAAGAAACCCTCTTTGCTTCGATCAAACATCATACCGATGGCAGAGATTGCCGCATTATCAAAACCAGCCAATGTACTGACTCGTTCCTCAGATTCAGGATCACGTCGCAGCAACTCATCTACACCAAGTTCAATTTTACCCAGAACCGTGTCTGGGCTGATATTCAATGATCGCATGATAGATGGGTATAGGCTCGTGGCATCCAGAGATACAGTCCAGCCATGTAACCCAGTAATTGGTTCTTTGACATACCCACCCTCAATGCTACGATTGACTACACTGGCACGCTGGGGAACCGTAATCTTCTTGCGCAATAGAGTGTTAGTGATCATCGAGTCCCAGAGTTTAACCGGGCTGAATACATCGTCATAGTTGATTTTAGCCATATAAGCCAGGGCTAGAGCTACATCAATTAACTTCAGTTTCTTGTCAAGATCGGTAACCAGCTTGACGTCAACCACGTTATAAGTTGTAAAGATATCCCAATGATTATCAATAGAATCATTGAAGTCTTTGCCGGGTAATTCAACCTTGGTATGACCAAGTTCTTCCTGACTGATGAAACCCAGAGAATAACTTTCCCGAGGATCGTATGTGAACTTTTTATAGAGTGCCAGATAATCCAAAATGGCTAGACCGGGAATTGTACACTTGACTTCCTCTGTGCCTTTGACAAACAATTTTTCAATGCGGCAGATATCCCAGGGCCCCAGCATACCAGATTCACCCTCGCCCAGTACAAGTTCAATCCTATTGGCTAGGTACGGAATGTCGAAAGTCTCAATGTTCCAACCGGTAACAATATCTGGATCAATCTGTCGCCAGAACTTTAGGAACATGTGTAGCAGATTGGCTTCATCTGTACATAGGATGTACTTTGTATCATCACCAGAGTATGGTTTACATCCAAAGGTATAGCATTGCTCAGTGTTCATATTCTGCACGGTAATGAGGACAACTTCACATGCCGTACTACTGGGGTCAGGAAAGGAATCCCCGACTCTGGTCTCAATATCAATTGACCACATTGAGATTTTAGATGAATCTGGTTCAATATCCCATGGATACCGTTCACCCATAAATTGGAGAGTATAGTTCAGCTGACCGTAGATATCAAATCCGCTAACGTCAGAATACTGCTTGATAAAGTCCCGAGTTTCCTTGATCGAACCTGGTTTGACAGACCTGACCGGTTCACCCTTTAGTGTTTTCCACTCAGAATCTGTCTCGGACCTATCTGTGACATAAATTGTCGGTGACCACTTGATTTTATGGTGCCGCTTGACACCATGCTCGTCGATCTCCTTCAGGAGGATATTAGAGCCATAGACTGAACAGTTAGTATAGAATGAATTCATAGTTTCCCAAAACGAAGCATGCACAAATCATAGACACAATCTGATACCGGGTGGTGCTTGACAACCAGACCTTCAGACCAATCCGGACACTGCTCTGGATCAACTTCAACATACCCATTCTTGGAAGTATTGGGATACAGGATATCAATCGCAGTTCTGACGTCTCTGTACCTATTATAACCAAAAAGTGGAGATTTTAATAGAGACTTGAACAAATTATCCATGCAAGGTCCGTCCATGGAACCGCGGACCCAGACAAGGGCTGTATCATCATTCTTGGACTTGACCCAATCAATGCAAGAATCTACAGCCTCGACTACGGACACATCTTTATCCGATGGGATGTAACTATACTTGCGCTGAATCTCACCCTGTTTTTTCCACCATGTCAGAGTATCTTTATCTACGGTCCGACCATACTTGGAGATTTGTTCCTTGGCATTCAATTTGACGAACAAGGAGTCCTTGAGCATCCCCTGATAGGTTTTGACTGTTGTATCTTTGACGTACACAAGACCAATTGATAGAATGACCGAGGTAGATTCAATACCCAGGGTCTCAATATCCATAGCAAACATGATATATCCTTGAAAAATTGATCACTTTTAGAAAATGCAGGTCTTTTCATTTTACCGAAAAAACGCTAAAAAATCTTTAACATTATTAATAACTTAGGGAGCAGAAAATCACTAAAAACACATTGGATATAGGGTACCAACTGTTTTGTTAACTTAAATGTTAACTAAACACATGATTTCCGGAATGTCTAATCAAATCAATCAGTTAAGATCATCGACATGCTTTCCCTCAGCGCATTCATCGATGAAAGCCGAGGCTTCTGCCTCATCTTGGAAAAACCGAATCATAAACAATGTAGGGTGGAGTCTGTTCATGATTAGAACCATGATATTATGATAATCGCTCACACTAATTCTAAAGAGCCATTCCTTCTTTAGGATCATTGGGAAAACGGATAATCTTCTGATACGTGCCATGAGACTAAAGGGGACAAAATGTCCCCTCTTGATTAAATCACAGAATCTTCATTAAGCAGTTGCGGGTGGGTCTTGGCGTCCGGCGCAGTGATATTGATCCGCTTTGGCTTGGATTCATCCGCCAATAGGTTCTCAAGATAAATCTTAAGAATACCATTGATCATCTCTGCACCTTTGACATCGACATAATCCGATAGGGTATATGTGCGCTCAAAGCCACGATATGCAAAACCCTGATAGATTAGAGTACCGACATCTTTTGATTGATCATGTCCTTTGCTCTTGACATGCAACAGATTCTTATCTAGGGTGATTTCAATATCACCAATTGAGAATCCCGCCACTGCAATTTCAATGACATATGTATTTTCATCCGTCTTGCGAATGTTATATGGTGGAAAGGTTGGTTTACCGGCAGTCGGAACAAAGTCAAACACCCGATCGAACCCAATACCAGTTTTCCATAGATTGTCTACTACTTTATGTAAGTCAGTTCTCATTTTAATCTCCTTAAAGGCAGATGAAGTGTAGTCCCGAAGGCGACTACATTTAGGGAACCATTCCCTAAACTTGTTGCTGCTGAGCACGTTTGCGGTCGCTCAGCATGGCATATTTTGGTTTGATGATCCAGTTTTTCTTCTCACTATACGGAATGATCTTGATATCATTTAATCCCGTAGTCGGTAAATCACCCTTACTGATGATCTGACATAGGCCCCATTGCTCCAATAGTTTGGCTATAGTATTCCTTCGAACCAAATCACTCATTGTCATATCAAAAGGTTTGTTCTCAAGTGCGAACATCTCCTTAAAATGGACAATAAAATATCTACCGCGCTTATGTAGAATATGACAACTAGGATATAGGATCTTTTCCTTTTTACCAGAGATACCAATTCTTGATAATGTCTCACGGATTTTCAAGAATGAATCTGGATCATCAAATGTGATTTCCAATAATTGTTCTGGTCCAGTCCATTCAACTAACACTTCATATTCATGCATGTTTCCCACCTGTATTCAAAGAGTCTCTAATTAAATCCAATTTAGACTTATTTAGCAATCTTGAATACTGTTCGGCGATTTTTCTATTGCATTTATACGCTGTCTGGATTAACTGCAATTCTTCACCCGGAATAGTCTTAGCCCATTTATTGAATGGACGTCTTTTCTTTTGCACACTATCATACAATAATCTATAGTGTGTATCATTGGACAACCGAGTGTTATTAACCATCTGTGCTAACATAACAGTATCATAGTTATATGACAAAGCCCTGTTAACCATGAACTGACTATACTCACCCGGGGAGGTCTCATCATTCCAAATTGGAACCTTGCCGGATGTTATACTGTTAATGTAATCAAAAACAGAAGCCATATCATTTCCACTGTGCCGTGACCATGATTTCAACGCAGAAGGCTGCAATCAGAATTTCTGCATCGACCGAATGGGTAGCCTTGAACCCATAGTCAGATAGGATGAGAATGATCTGAGGAATGCACTTAGGCTCGAACAGATCAAAACCACGGTCATAGACCTCACGGAATAAAATCTGCGGATCTACATCAGAATGAGAACCCACCCACTTGCGAACCGTGCTAAAGTCCTTGTCCTTCATAGCTGCGAACAGCTCAGAGAATGTCTGCTCTGCTGTATTGGCTAGGATACCGGCATCAATCTCACCGCCCATTGAGTACCGCTGTAGTTCATTGAGTGTGCGCCGAAAATCCGGAAAGAACTTTGTCACCAATTCTGCTACAACTGGTTTCTGGTACTTGACTCCCTCATTATCAAGGATATAACAGACCCGCTTGAAGAACTTGCTGGCTAGTTTCGGTTTTTCTACAGCATCGACATTGAACCCGATATTGACACATCGACTACGGATCGGGTCAATGATCTTGTTCACGTGGTTAGTGGTAAAGAAAAACCGAGTTGAGGTAAATGATTCCACAACACCTTTAAGAGCATTCTGGGAAATAGAAGTTACGCCATCGCAATTGTGGGTAACAATGCCATTTTCTGCGATAAAAGTATGATTTTTATACACGGTTAGAT